GACAACAAGCCTGCCACCGGCACAGGTCAAAGAGCGATACAACCTCGATTGGATGCCCTCGCCAGACGCTGAAGCCGTACTGACCTCGCGCGCACGGTCCATCTTGATGCGACGCCCAGGCAACCAGTCGCCACAAACAACAATGGTGTACGTCTACTACGAACGCCCCACACCGACGACGCCTGGCTGCATCGTCCACGTTGTCAACAACAAGATTGTGTTGCAGGAAGACGGATGGCCTTTCCCGTTCCCGCACCTCAACGTTGCTCTTTTCCGGCAGAAGAAAATCCCGAACACTTGGGTTGGGCACACGCTGTGCACACCGGCCCGCGACGTTCAGTACGCCTACAACCGTGCCCGCTCGACGATCATGGAGCACATGCGCAAAGCTGCCAACGCGCGCCTGATGATCCCCGCAGGCTCAATCGACGACGCCGACATCATCACCGTTGACCCTGGCGACACGCTGGAATACAACGCTGAACTAGGCGAACCACACTGGCAAACCGCCCCCGACGTACCGCGCTGGATCAGCAACGAAGCCGCAGCGTTGGAAATGGAACTCGACGACATCTTCCACACCCACTCTGTCAGCCGCGGCCAGGCCCCCGGCGACCGCAACTCGGGTTTGGCGCTGTCGCTTCTCGCAGAAAAAGACGACACGCCGCTCGGGCCGATGGCTCGCGATCAGGCAAAAGGTTGGGCGGTCATCGCCCAGATGACCCTTATGCTGTATCGTATGAACGCTGAGGCCAGCGGAATGCGCCGCAAGGCCACGATCATTAACGAGCACGGGCAACCGCTCGACATCTCATGGGGAGCACAAGACATTGATGAAAAACCGAAAGTCGTTGTACCGCTGGACGCTACGAGTCCTCGTAGCAAGCTTGCTACTCAGTCGGTCATTACCGCTCTTGCGGACCGCTTCCCGCAGGCTTTCCAAAACATTGACCCGCTGGCTCTGGCAAAAATGCTGGACCTCCCCGACCCCAAGGGGTACCTCGCTCAGGTCGACCCTGATGCTTCTAAAGCTCAATGGGAAAATGGCCTTCTTATGCAAGGCGTCCCAGTGGTCCCGGAAGATTTCGACCTTCACGACGTCCACATCAACATCCACAACCGCGAGCGAAAGTCGCCCGCCTATGAACTTGCTGATCCTGCCGTCAAAGAAATTATTGATCTTCACGTCATGGCCCACCAAAGAATGCTGATGGGGGACACGCAGGCCGCGCTCGACGCCCAGCAGGCGATGATGCAGGCTGGCCCGCCAAACGCCATCGCGGCAATGACTGCTTCCGGCGGTATCTCGGGGCAGGCGGCAGAAGCGCTCGTCGGCAGTCAACCTGGATTCTCAAGCAATATCACACAACCCGTTGAGGCACCGGCCGCAGCGGAAACACAAGCCACCACTGGAGGAATGGCATGAGCGAAACAGGAGACATCGGCGCAGCAGTAGAAAGCTTGGATTTCTCTGCCGAAATAGCACCTTCCGAGCAGCCAGTTGAAACTGGCGAAGTTAACTGGGAAGAGCGCTACCGCGCCGAAGTGCAGGACCGAATCCGCGAACGCGAAAAGTACAAGCCGTACAAGCAAGTCTTTGAGCGCATGCACCCTGACGATGCTCAGGCAACCATGCAGTTCGCTCAGGCCTACGCCGCAGGTGACCAAGAATCCGCCATCCAGTGGATGATTAACAACGCCAAAACCCTCGCGGGCGACCGTTTCCAGCAGTACCTGAACCCCCAGCAGCAGGCTGCGGCTCAGGCATCCATCGCCACGAACGCAATGGCCCAAGGGCAGGCTGCGGGCATGACAGCCGACCAAATCCAGCAACTGGTCAGCCAGGAGATCGCCAACTTCCAGGAACAGCAGGAAATCGCGCGCCACGAAGTCGAGATCGACCAGACCATCCGCGACTTCGGCCTTCAACCCGAGACCCCGCTGGCACAAGCCATCATCGTCAACGCAATGAACCGCGATGACCTCGATCTGCGCGCAGCCTACAACGAGATGGAAACTCAAATTCTCCAACAGGCCCAAGCCATCGTCGAGAGGCGGCGAAGCGCAGGCAACGCGATGCCGACAGCTGCCCCAACTGGCGTCAACGGTGTCCCGATGAGCGGAGCAAGCCCGCGCGACCGCGCAATGGCCCGCCTCAACCAGCAGGGACTCTGACAGTCATTGACAACCGCGAGGTTCCAACTACAATGACATCAAACGTGGTCGGACGGCCGCGTCAAATAATCTGCTAGTTCTAACCTCGGGGACCCGAGAGAGGCTAACGGCGCGAGGCCAACAGCCGAAGAATGATCGCGGAAACCAATTCCCTTTCAATCACTCTCACAGAAAGATCAACCAATGCCCGCAAGCCTTTCCACGGTTGACGCAATCCTGAAGGACGACTACAAGGATTACATCGACCAGCTCAACAACGCCTTGTTTCTCACCTCGCAGGTCGAGACCCGCAAGGACACGGTTGTCGGCCGTATCGCCCGCCACGCGATCCACCTCGGACGTTCGTCCGGCGTCGGTGCTCGCGCAGAAGGTGGCACGCTCCCGACGGCAGCAAACCAGGCGTACGCCACAGTCCCTGTCCCGGTTCGTTACGTCTACGGACGTATCCAGCTGAGCGGCCCGACGATTCGCCAGGCGGTCACCGACCGTGGCGCATTCATCGACGCCCTCGACGCCGAAATGCAGGGCATCCGCAACGACGCAATGAAGGACGTCAACCGCCAGCTTTGGGGCCAGTCAAACGGCGTCATCGCCCAGTGCGGCACCACGACGTCGGCGACGACCGTCGTGCTCGCCTCGACCACTGGTTCGGCGGCTCTCCGCCAGCTGTACAACGACGGCGGCATGGTCGTCGACATCGGCACCGTGGCGTCGCCCACGACCGTTGCCTCGGCTCGCACCGTCACCTCGGTTGACAACACGGCCAAGACGATGGTCATCAGCGGCGCAGCCGTTACGACCACCTCCAGCCACTTCGTCTTCCGTACGGGTGCAGGCGGCGCATCGAACAACAGCGGCGCACCTGGCGACGGCCAGATCGAACTCACCGGCATGCAGACCATCGTGTCTGACTCGGCGGTGCTGCACACGATCAACCCGTCGTCACAGCCCAACTGGAAGGCGTACGTCAACTCCAACAGCGGCACCAACCGCGCCGTTTCGGAGACGCTCATCACCGGCTCGATCATGAAGGGCCTCACCAACTCGGGCAAGAAGGTCAACCTTCTCGTCTCGGCTGAAGGTGTCCACATGAGCGTGGCGAACCTCCTCCTGTCGCTGAAGCGCAACATGGAGCAGACCGAGCTCAAAGGCGGCTACGCCGGAATCCAGTACTTCGCCCCGTCCGTTTCGGGCAAGGGCGACGAGGGTCCGACGGTGCTGTACTGCGACTTCGACTGCCCGAGCAACAGCCTGTACGGTGTCCACACCGACTCGCTGGTGCTGCACCAGGTTGGCGACGGCTGGCAGTTCATGGACATGGACGGAGCGGTGATGAACCGTAAGCCCGACCTGGACGCCTACGAGGCAACGCTCTACAGCTACATGGAGCTTGCCTGCAAGCAGCGCAACACCCACTTCGTCATCAAGGACATCACCGAGGTGAGCATCTAACATGGCGGCATCGGTCAGCATCACTACTGGCCCGGAAGTCCCTGGCAACCGCAAGATCGTCATCGGTACGGTTACGTTCGACAGTTCGTACCCGACCGGTGGCGAGGCAATCTCGCTGGTTGACCTTGGCCTCACGCGTCTTGACACGCTGTTCGTCGCTCCCAACGGTGGCTACATGCCAACGTGGAACGCCTCGACCACAGCACCCAAAATCAAGATGTTCTGGGTTGACACAACCACAGACGGCGCTCCGCAGGTCGAAGTGACTGCGACAACGGACCTTTCAACGGCCACGGTGTCGTTCTTGGCGTTCGGAGCCTAATCTGATGGCCCGGTGCGCAACGCACACGCGCCGGGCCATCACCCCCACTGAAGG